CGCTTCTTCTATTTCATCTAGAATTGGCTTGTGTTTTTCAATTATTGAATTGTACAAATCGCTGTTAGTTAAGTTCATTTAATTTTAGTTTAAAAGTGTTTATTAATTCAATTAGGTCTTGGTCTGTGTACTTCACCGTCTTGTTGCTTTTCATTAGTATCTCGTCTGCCTTCCCTGCGTAGTGCTTTTGGTCTATGTAAATTGAGAACTTATATTGCTCACCTTGCTTAAACATATTGCACCCGATACATTGCGCCCCGCAGTTTTCTTCATCCCATCGGGTCGCGTATCTGCTGCGTGTAATAAAATGACCGTTCTGCATTTGCTTAATGGGTTTTTGAACGCCACAGGTTACGCAAGTACAAAACCCGTATTCTGAATCTCGCTGCCTTATGTATTGGCTGAAAACTGAGTCTAGTTTTTTAACCAATTTTGACCTTGTTAATTTTTTTGCCATTCTAAAAACTTTAGGGTTTTCTTAGGTACTTTAATTAGCAGTTCACGGTCATAAGTTGAGCCGTTTCGTATTTCATTTCTGCCTCCATATTCACATTTTGCGTTCTTAATTTCATGCAGAAAGTAGTACCCGATACAATCATCAAACCTGTATATCAAGCAACACGGCACAGACCACTTTTTACAATAGTCTTGAAGATTTGCCATTTTTTTCAGCGATAATATCACGTGTGGCTTGGCTTGTTCAAAGTCGCTTTTGTAGGTCTTCACTTCAGCTATTGATAGCAGTTTGTTGTCTTTGTATAGCTTGGCATCAAACGCGCAAAACGTGTCCATCAATTTAAACTGAAGCAACTTTTCTTTAGTTAACAGGGTAAGGGTTTCTCTTTCCCTCACCCTGTCTTCATCGCTTTCAAATTTGCGCGTCATTAGAACGGCATATCATCGTCAGAAGTCGGTGCGCTCACCGCTTTTTCTTTTGGCTTCCATGTATCTACCTGTATATACATACCGCCCTCTTGTGATTCTTTGATATTGCAATTCAACCAACCTTTTGAGTTCTTCAATTTTGCCATTTTTTCAAAGTCTTGCGGGCCGAATGAAATCCTGTGCATTTTGCCGTATTTGGTTTCCTTTGTTTCAGTTTTTCCTAGATATATTTTTTCGTTACTCATGTTAATTTTATTTTGATTTGGTTCATATATGTGTTGCACTCGTTTACTCGTAATTTAATTGCTTCAATTGCCTCTTCACTTCTAGGTATTTCAAACGTTTTGACCCTTAGTTGCTGCGGCACGTCTGAAAACGTTAGGCGTTGCATTATCCTGTCTTCTTGCTTTTGGCTCAATGCCTTCACACCTGTTTTGTAGGCTTCTGAACGCATCTCGCTATTAATTAGGTGTATTGGGGTGTCCATTAGGCAATAGTCCAAGTACGCCTCGCTTTTGCCCGTCAGCCACATATACCCCTGAAGTTGCCAATAGTAGTCTTTGTTTGGTACTTCAGTTTCATATGCGGGAAAGGTGTCTAAACTCCATGAACATTTTATGTCCCGTACTGTGTTTTCAGTAAGTAGGTCAGGTGTGCCAACTATAAAGTCATTTTCAAACCTGTCTTCATTCTTAATAACAAGCCCTAACCCATACATATCACCTACTAGGTCAATGGCTTCATCTTCCATGATGTTGCCTTTCTCGGTGTGCTTAGTACTAAAGAAAATTGTCTTTCCGTACTGCTTTTCCTTGAGCCACTTTTTCACATAGCTTTTGGCGGTTTTGCTTAGTTCATCTTTTTTGCGACTGTTGGTCATAACTTGACCTAGCCCACTACATCTAATTTTCATGATTTTGCTTCTTTTAGAATTTCTTGCCACGTTTCGTCATCGACAATAAAGTGCTTACTTAGTTCGTCACGGTCGTTTCCATCTTCAACGCCTTTCACAGCGTTTTTAAATAGGCTTGTACCGACTTTCACCTTCCTTCGTTTGTCAGTAGGTTGGTTGCTGCTAGTACCGCCTGCGTCTGTGTCTTTGTCAGTTATTAGGCAAAGCATCGATAATGAATACCTACGGTAGTAACTAATGGCAGAACCGTCAGTTTGGTATTGGTTCATGCCTGCTAGATTTTGGTCAGCTACAGGTATTTCAGTTTCGCTTGTTAGCTGTTCACCTGTGGGTATGTGTGTCAATATGGTCTTTATTACGCGCCCGTTTATTGGCTGCGCTAAAACTAACCCGTGACGCTTCAACAAGGGGTGTATAGTTTGCATAATTGAGGCAAGGTTGGCGTACTTGTATTTGAACGCCTGTGTAGATTTTTCAATTACGGGGCATTCTTGCTGAAATTCGCTCAATGCGCTCCATAAAGTTGGCTCTGTCTTTCCCATCAAAATAGTGTTTTTAGTGGTGTGTAAGATATTTTCCTTTCCTTCAAGTATTCTGCAGTCGCTCGGTAGATAATTCTGCTATCAATCCGCCTGTTGGGTCTGTAGTTACTTAGCACATCAATCACGGTGCTTCTCGGAAAACCCGAACGCTTCGCAACTTCTTTGACGCCCCCGTAAGGTAGGTTCTTGAGTAGCTGCTTTACTCGGTTTGCAATTTGTTCTTCTGTCATTTTTTTAAGTGTTTAAAGTTCACCTGAAAACCCCGCCTTTATTTCAGGGCGGGGCTTAGTTGTGTTTGTTTGTTAATAGTAGTACAGGTCAGAAATCATGTCATTGTGCATCTCGCTAGTAATTTCAGGTATCTCGGTCAAGTTGTAAAATCCTCTAGACTTAGTTAAGGCGCGACCGTTTTGGAAATGCTTAGAACCTATCTTCACGGCTGCTTCATAATAAGACCGCCCGCCTATAGTATAAGATACGTTAACTGTAGGCAATTTGTGGAAATAGGTGTCTTCTAGTTGGAAATACTGCTTGTCAAGTTCAGCCTTAACGCTCCAATTCTTTTCAAACTTTGCGTCTTCAGCCCAACCATTCAAAAGTCTTAGAAGTTCACTTTTTGTCTTGTATTCTTTTACTGTAGTTTTCATGCTTTCTGTGTTTGTTTGTTCGACAAATATATAAATAATTTCGTTACCGCAACAATTATTTAAAGTTTATTGAAAAAAAAGGGAGCAAGCCATAAGGCCCACCCCCTCCAAACAAACTACGCTAATATCAGTTCAGGTTCTGCGACCCTTTTAATAATGTTAAAAGCCTTCAAGTTTTTCTTGTAACCTCCACCATACATCAAATGCTTTGCGTCTTGCTGTGGTGTCTCTAGGTGGTTTGTGTAGTACGTTACACCGTTAAACAATCCCCAAAGGGTATTCCCTTTGCCTTTTAGTTCACGTTCTAGCCCCCTGTCATATTCGTTCAGTTGGTTGTATTTGCGGGTCGAAATTTTTTCTTCACCTGTTAAACCAAATACAGCGTTTCTAACCAATTCTTTCACCGCAGAATCTAGCACCACACCATCAAACTTTTTAAAGGTAGTCATCAATTCTTCATCGCTTTGCATAGCTTCTTCAAAACGTGCCACAGCAATAGCAAGGCGTTCACTTGCGCTAGCTGTGTGTCGAAAGCGGTCAAGGTCACGCATAGCCCTATGGAACATATTACTACAGCTAACAACCGTATTCGTAGAACCGAAGCCTATAGAACTACTCCCGTCATGCGAATTAAGACAAGTAATGTTTCTTTTTAGCGTGTCAGGGCCTATCTTTTGGTCAGCTAATCCTAGTTGATAATATACTTTTTTACCCTTGCTTAAATTGCCCCCTTTAACGTCCCCGCCAAAACGGTTTTGAATTTTAACCATTATTTCGGCTAGGTCTTTATTCTGTAGTGTAGAGTAGCGACCTTTTACCGTACCTATATGGGTGTAGTTGTCATTTCTATACATACCAAAGGCGTTGGTTTGCAATTCAGATACACCTTGTTCAGTTATTTTGTGGGCTACCAAAGGCAGTTTTTCAACTTCCCAATTTGTACCCGTTCTGTCTAGTAAATTTTGTACTGTTTCCATGTTGTTTGTGTTTGTGTTGTTTGTGTTTGGTTTATGCTTCTTTTATAGTGAATTTAAGTCCTTTTAACATTGGGTAAGTAAAATTTTCAGGAAATTTCTGTACTCTTAAAGACTCAATAATTAAAGCCTTTAGGTTAATGTATTCGTTAATAGCTTTCATTTGTGTTTGTGTTTGTTTGTTTAAATCGTTGGCACAAATATGAGCATTTATTTCGTTACCACAACAAAAAAGATGAAAAAAAAATAGATATAATTTCAGTTTTGCGAAAAAACGCAGGCCTGACTAGAGGTGACGGCTGCTAAAAATTCTTCACAATTTGCTGAAGTGTCGAAAATAGAATCTATTTCCTTTCGCATTTGCTTGATATTGTAGTACATAACGCCAATAGCAACGGCAAACAACACATTGAGCAAACAAAGCAGTATTAACCCTATGGATATAATAGTTAACAGCACGTTCATAGGTTCATTAGCTTGTTAATTACAGTATGACCCCCAATGACAACCGCGCAACCAATAGCGGGCTTCTTGCCTCGTTTGGCGTAGTTGAAAGCATAGCGGTCAAAGTCGATACCGCAGCCAATTTGAGTACCAAAAACCTTGAAGTTCTGACCAACAAACCATTCAGTATAGCATTGAGTGTGAAGATGTCCTTGAACGCTGCTTTGCATATCGCTTTTAGCCTTGCTGCGTGCCGTGCCCCCCTCGCCATGTAAGAACTGAACGTTATCATACACCACCCTGTCACAGAATGTCCAATCGGGTGCGCCTAAAACTTCATTGAACGTTTTAATCCATGCTTTTGGTATGCCTCCGCTGAAGGCTTTTCGCGAAATAATACGGTCATGGTTTCCTATTGTAACGTCTGCAACGGGAAACACGTCAACCCACCTTTGAAGCCTGTCTATTGCAAGTTCTAGTTCATCTTTACCACCTAACCCGTCAGGGTCGGTTTCATGAAAGCTAGAATGATGTGAGTCGATTAAGTCCCCTATGAATATGACTTGGTTACAGTTGTGTTCACGGTATGTTTCTACGCAGAAACCTAAATAATCATCTAGGCAGAACGGTTCATGTAAGTCACCAATGACTAAAATACGCCTTTCGTCCCTGACCAAACGCTCATATGATGCTAGCCTATTGCCCCGTAGTCTAGGACGTCTTTCATTCATGTATTTTGAACCTCGCATAGTCACAGAATTTACGGTCTATTTCACGCATTTTTGTTAGCCTAACTTTCCAACGTTCTTTGATGCTTTTCTTTTCATTTTCGGTCATAGAAAGTCCGTATGTATTGGCGCAGTCCTTCGCGTTTTCTTCAAGTATTGCGTCAATTTGTTCTCGTTTAGTCATCTTAGAAGTTGAATTAATAAGGCGGCTTCTACAGCCACAGCCACACCCAAACCGATGTTCAGAATAGTATTTTTTACTACCTTTTTTCGGGCTGCTTTTTCATGTGACTTAATTACCTGTTCTAAATTGTAGGCAATACTATCCTTTTCAGCCATTTTAAGGCGTTCTAAGGACAGTTCATTATCTTTTAGGGTAATTATACTATCTAGCCGCGTTAGTTGCTTAGATTCAATCTTTGCGGCTTGCTCTAATTCGCTTAAATATGAGAACGAAAAAAGAACTATGTCAAATTGGTGTCTAGAAATTCCTATGAGCGTGTCTTGCTCGTATGGTATCAAGACGGGTGGTCTGTTCTGCGAAGAAACTTGACTTGCCATTAAAAGGCAAAGCCCTAACGCTATCAATTTGAACCAACGTTTTGACATACACTTGCTGCTTTAATTCTTGAAGCCTACAGTTTTCGGCCTGTAATTTAGTCACTTTATTTTGAAGCCCTAAAATATCCAATTCATAGGATTTTATTTTAGTTCGGCTCACTCGTATTCTTTCGCGCTGTATTTGCCCCACTTGCTCCACGTGAAGCAATTTAGAACCAACGGCAACCAATACTAAAAGACAAAGCCCGACCGTTAAGAGCAAAATTCGCTCACAGTTCCCCAAGCCACAAAGCCCTTTCATCTTCTCGTCTTGCTGTTAGTCCTGCAAAGATTTTGCCTTTGCTTTTATTCCACCGCCTAAACTCGTCAGGTATCATTTCCATAGACGGCTTTGCGTTTATCCAAGACAATACCGTAGAACTTGAAAGGTTGCCAATGCCTACATTATAGGTGAAGGAAATTAAGGCGGCTAGTTGGTGGTCTTCTAGCTTTTGTTCTAGCACAGAAAGAACTTGCTTTTGAACTTTCTTGACAAAATGAATTAGTATTTCTTCACCTCGTTTTCGGTCAATTTTACAATCATCCATAGCAACGCGGTCACCGTTTTCATACATGGTGTTTCCATAGCCAATGGTAGGCACTCCCGCAGGGCATAAATAGGGTTCAGGCATAAATCCTTCCCATTTTTTTATGACCTTAATTGCTTGGTCTATTGTGGTGCTTTTCTTCTTTTTTGCCATCACTTGACTTTGCATTTATTCTCACGAATTTCGCCACGCATTTCGGTTAGGGCTTTGGTATTTTCGCCTATTACTTCTGCGAACTTGTCTACGTGGTCGGTGTTGGCCTTACTCCACTCGCTACGTTCTTCGCGGTGAATATCGGTCAACTTGTTAAGGTAATAGATAAGCACTCCCAAAAAGACTCCACTTATACCGTATTGCGCTATGCTCTCTATTAAAATTTCCACTTTAACTTCTTCTTAAAAATTCAGATGATTCGTGTGCGTCTTGGAAAATGTCCCACGCCTCAAGTTCAGGTAATATTTCACCCAACCATTCAAGGTTACGATATTCTACACCACTATCTGAAACTACCAAAGTGTTCACTTCGTAATGCGAAAGGGTTATGTCGTTTGGGTCGTACTCGCTTTCAAGCAAAAAAGCCCAACTATGTAGTTCGCTATTGAATATCATGGAGTATCTGCGTTTGTTCCGTATGGACTTACAAAATTAGCCATTGTTAAATCTTGGTTGCTCATCGCATCCGCGATAGTTCCTGAACTCTGTCCTGCCGCCTCACTTACAGGGTAGTATGAATGAACTGAGTCTAAGGTCGTGGTCGGGTCTGCTCCTTTGCCACTATTGTATAGGGCCGTCATTTGAGCATCCGTTATCAAATAGTTGCTGAAAACAGATTCACATTGAAATCCGTTTAAAGTGTTCGCACCACTTCCAAGAGTCAGGTTAATATTGGAACGTGTGAATACGTTATTAGATACGTCTGCCGTTTCAACCAAAGCCCCATTGACATACCACCTTACACGCTGAACGGTGCTACTTACAATTTCTACAGTTATTCCGTAATGAGTCCACGCGACTTGAGTAGATGCGGCAATATCATAAGTCCCTGCCAATGTTCGGTTGCGAGTTCGCATAGTAATTCTTGCGTTAGTACCCGATATAACGAAAGTCATAGCCGTGACCGCGCCACCATCAGTTCCTCCCCACAAATAATCGTTGTTCCCGAAGGTACTACCGCTTGCTTTAGCCCAACAGGCAAAGCCATAATCTGCTTGGTTAAAACAGTTGAAACTTGTCGCAGTTCCTCCCGTTGACAAGCTATCATTTGTCCCATCAAATGAGACTGAACGCTGAAACGCGAAGCCACCACCACCACCGCCTCCACTTGAAGCCGCTTGTGTCCTTGCTCTATTGAGTAGGCTTATCATCCGTTGTAGATAATAACGCTTCCGCTTGTAATTACAATTTCAGTAATTGCGTCATTTTCGGGAACTGTTATTAAGCCACCTGCTTTAAGTGTGTTTCCGCCAATACCGTATTCTGTTCGCGCTTCCACTCCGTTCACTAAAAAGGAACTTATCACGGTATCTTCTTGAGCAATAAAGCAATACGCACCAAGTGATGAGTTTGTTCCTGTTATTAATAGTTTTGAGCCTCTTGAGCCTGTTATTCTTTGGTCGTAAGTCATTTTATATTGGTATTTGGCACTTGTCGTACCTGTATGGTTGTGTAATGGAAAGAACCATAGAATGACCTGAAACTTTGTCGTCAAACCGTTCGGTAAATGGTTCTATTGTAACATTTTTCTGAATATCTACGTCCGTGTGAAGTTGCCTAAAGTACGCCACGAAATCAAGTAGAATTGAAAGGGTGTCGCTTAACACTTCATTCTCGTTTTCTTCTGCGGGTAGAACCCTATCCATTGAAAGTAGTCTTATGTTGTAGGTCAACGTTCTTTCGTTTAGGCTCACGCTTTCCTCAATAGCCCACAAAACAGTATAATCAAGTTCTTTCGGGTTTATTTCCCATAAGTCCCCTTGACCGTACTGCGTCACCTGAAGGTGCGCTGTCGCTTGTGTTTCTATTAGGGTGAATATTTCGTTCAGCGTGTACATATAGCCTCAATTTCTTCTGATTCTTAATACTTGCGTTTCGACTCATACTTGTCTTCTAGGGAAATAAATTTCGGTCGTCTACCTAGATACATTCCTGTAGTAAAAGTTTGGGTATCGGGTTGAATTATATCTAGACCGTCTTCAGGGTTTTGGTATGCTGCAAAGTCTGTTGAATGTTCAAGCAAATATGTGACTAAACGCTCAGTGTACCATTCGGCTTTATCTTTATATTTCTGTGAAATGAAATTAATTTCGTCAAGCGAAGCGGCTGAAGAATTTTCACTCGTTTGCTGCATAACGCCCTTATTCAAAAACTTGTATGAAATTGCGGTCGGGGCTTCTGCTTGCACCCAATACAATAACATAGGCTGAATGTGGTCATTGAGCAAAGTGGTGTTAGCCGTTGTCAATGTTCCCGCAGTAATTTGAGTTTTTATTTCATTGTACAGGGTAGTGCCTAGTTTTGGCTGTAGGTGTATGTCTTGACAAAGAATAATCACAGGGCGTAAAAACTTGAAATCAATGTTTTCATGCAGCAAAGTATTATCCTTCACAAATGCCTCCGATATGAATAAAACGTTAGCCATGTTATTTCTTTTTCTGCTTCATTAATACTTGCACCCATTCGTGACGGCAATGAAAAGACTTGCCCCACCATCCACCGCCTCGCTGCCAAACGTTCCTATTTTCAAATACGCCTATTTGCTCAATTTCTGTGAGACTCCAAGTTTTGCCTGACTTTGGGCTGTCAACTTCAGCAGACATTTTGACCATGCCCCGACAAAATTCTCTTGTGGTGTCAATTATTGGCTGCATTTCGTCACGGGTTGCATAAACGTAACGAATGACAAATTCTTCTTCAATTGGCGGTACTTCTTTTATTAGCCCTTTGCCTTTGTCGGTTACTTCTACTATGCGCTGCGTAGCGTCCTCAATTGTGTCAATTGATATAACTATAGCACCCGCGCTAGAAAGTCGCTGTATGCCACTCATAAGACGCTCCAAGTCAATTCCTAATGCTTTTGCAATATCTAGGAAAGGCGTACTAGGTTCTTTTAGTAAAATTTGCAGAATAGCCGTGTCAATTGGGTCTACGTCAGCAAACCAATACTTCAAAGAAAATTCATCTTGCTTGGCTTTGTTCAATACACCTGTGTAGTCAACTGACCGCTTTCGGCTAGATACAAATTCGTATTCATCTGAACCCGTATTCTTAAAGTGTTGTATTATTCGGTCTTCATCTTCTGCATTGCAACAAACTTCACTTGATGCTTTTAGTTCGGTTTGTACTTCTTCTATAGGTTCTAGTCCTATCTTCTCACGTATTTCGTTTTGAGTCATAACGCTTATGACCGTAGCTTCCGAAAACTGTACTGAAATGGGCTCGGTTTCTTTAATATATAACCTTTCCTCAAAACCTTGCAAAGACGCTAATTGGTTAAACACTCGCTCAATAATTTGCTGCCTGTTATTTACGTAGGTATTTTGGAACAATTCAAATGAATCTATTAGCTGTGAACGCGATGTGAAAAGACCTTCTTCCTTTATACCAAACAGCGCAGGGTCAACCACTTGGTGACCCGCGTAAAGTTCTTTTTGTACGGTACGGTTTAATATCTCAAAACGCTTATCAAAGTCGTTGCCGTTTAGCTGCTGTATTTCAGCCCCCCTGTCGCGTGAATCTGAAAAGTTTAGGACTATGCTGTTGGCGTTGTCTGTGTTGGTAAACTTATCTTTGATTTGCCGTTCAATATCTTCTTGCTCTTCAGCGGTCGGCTCACCATTGTAAAAATTTATAAGAGTTCCACCCATAAACCCGTTTTTAATTGAGTTTAGATGAAAGTTGGCTATTTCTACGTCAAGTTCTATGTAACTAACTGACCCCATGTATGTAGGTAAAGGGTAGTATTTGCAGTCAGGGTGATACACCTTGACGTATAGCAGTTGCTTCCCTGTGGGGTTTTTCCAATCAAAGGCGTCTATTTTCTCAATTTCGGGGTTGTGCTTCTTCCAATCTTCAGAATAGTAAAAACATGACCCGTCTTCATTGCTTCTATAGCGCGCAAAGTCGGCATGATATACAGCCGCGATTTTGTCGTTTAATTGGTTGTAGACAATTTCCAACGCGAAGCCGTTATATAGTTCCATATCTAAAGCAACCTTCTCTAGAATGTCATCCATATTTTCATAGGCGTTAGGGTGCTTCACAAACTGCTCTATTTCAGCTAATCTAGCGGTGTTTAAACCCTCATCTTTCACGCCCCACCCCTTGCCTACAACGTAGTCTTTTTTTGAATTGATAATAGCGTGATGTTTCGCGCTTCTTCGGTACAAATCAAGTAGGTATTCAGGGTAGCGATTTTTCCATTCGCCTTCAGCCCCGAATAATATCCAATCTTTGCCCCTTTGCTCCCTAAAATCGGGGACTTTTTGAGCAGCAAAATTTAGTATTGAGATGTTATTCTCCATAGACTACATAAGTTGAATTTCCACCTGAATAAGTGGTGGTTGTTGTTGCTGTTCCCTCTACCTTCACAATGCCTTCTTCTAGCATGGTTAGACCTGTAGGGTCAACGTTAGAACTTGAGGTGTTAGCGTACACATAATAACGCCATTGACCTTCATTTCCTAGCTTTATTTCACTATTAGCGGGCACAGGTGTTGCCGCACCTACTTCAGTAAGTATGAACTTATTGAAACGGGTTGGGAAACTGCTTATGTCCTGTGCTATTGAGTAAACTACGCCCTCAGTCGTATCGCTTTTGAACTCAAAAAGATAGTAGGTAGCTGTGCCACGTTCGTTCAACGTGACAACTACTGTGTTGGCTGTATCTTGTGTGATGTTTATCAAACCGAAAGAACACAGAACTCAACGTCACATGATGCCGTGTCCGCTTGAACGCTAATGTTGTCTAAATCGACAAATGCAGAAAAAGCACCCCCTGAAGTGTTGGCGTCTATGCTGCCTGAAGTTAACATAAACGAAGAACCCGCCAATACTTTCACATCAAATGTATCTGCACTTGATTTCTTTACCCGTACTCGTATGAAATTGGTATCGTCAAGGTTTGTGATGCGAATGTATTTCACATTGGCTCTAACAAACTTTCCCTGACCGTTATTGGTGTCAAGTTCGATAATGTCTATTTCACCTGAACTTGGTGCGGTCACTATACGTCTGTCAGACTCGTTCACGTTAGCGATGGTTAGCGTGTTAGTGCCTCCTTGGTCTACACCATTCAATGTGATGCTTTCGGTGATTGTGACGGTCGCTGAAGCCGCAGTAATTGTACTAGCCATGAATCTTGTTTCTTGTAAATAGCAAACAAGCGAAATTGTGCCAAAAAAAAAGCCCCACAAAAGTAGGGCTCATTTAATAGGTGGTCTAGTTTCAATCCATGCAAGAACGCTGTATGCTAATGTGCGGGGCGGCTACTTCAAACCGCCCTTCTTCGTTTGTTAGGCTTATGTCAATCCACTTGTAAGAACCTTTATACCCTAAAGTGGAAGTCAATTCGTCAAACTGTGCGCCTCTAATGGTCATGTGCATATCCCCTAGCTTGGTTTCAATCATCATTTGTATGGTCATAATTAACGGGCGTACCGTTTCGCTTATCGCGGCCTGCCATTGTCTGTGAATTTTTTCTTGGTCTAGAATTAGGTTGGTAAATTCTGCGCCTGTTGTGGTTATTGTTGGTCTTTCCATAATGTTTGTTTTTTGTGTGTTTGTGTTTATTTTAATAGTGCAATTTTGTAAAATTTACGACCGTCAAATGTGTAGCCTAAATCACGGGCAACGCTTATTACTTCAGAAAAGAAGTCGCTAGTACCAAAGCCCTCACCTTCAGGAAAACTGTCAGTAGTGTGTTCGGCTTGTTCCTGTGCTAATTCCATAGCCGCTTCAATATTAGTGTGGTCTACTAGGTTCAATTCTTTTAGTTGTCTAACTATTGCCGATGGGTTGTAAATTAAGTTTGTCATGGTGTGTTTGTTTGTTTGTTTGTTTTAATTGTTGGCACAAATGTAGATTAATATTTTGTTACTGCAACAACAAAATGAAAATAAAGTGAAAAAAAAAGGGGCTACCTCTCGGCAACCCCCACAAACACGGAAAGAACAGAGCCGAAGCCCCGTGCAAATATAATCAATTAGTCATACCGTCAGCATCTGTTTTGCTGATATTGAACATTGGTGCAGCCTCCATTCCTGAAAGCGTTATGGTGTACCCCTGAAGGTCGGCATAAGCCGTACCCGTTGCTGAAGTACCCGCAGAAACCTCAAGACCTGTAGTGACCCCAACTACAAAGTAGGTAGGTACTTCTTGATTTGTTTCTACAATAGCGACCAAGCGATTTTGAGCCAATAATTGAATTTCATTTCGGGTAGTTGCTGCCAACTTAGAAAGCACTACAGTCACCTCAGGTGTGTAGTAAACTGTGCCGTTTTGAACGTTGCTGTTTATGGTTTCTGTGAGGCTTGAAGTTTCCTTCAATTGCTCGTACTTCCAAAAAGCATTTCCTACAGGTGTAACGGTCACAACGCCTGAAGCATATACAGGTGTTTGCGCTTCCCAATCAGACAAACTAGCAAATCTAACTGACTTTATCCCACCTATTGCATCTTTGCAATCAAGTACAAATCCTTGTGATAATGCACAACTCATATTTTTTTCATTTTAAGTGGTTAAAAGGGGTGACCGAAGCCACCCCCTGTAAATCAGTTTTCTTAGATAGCTACCTTACCAACTTGGTCAGGGTAAGCGAACTGTGTTCCCATAGTGAACTCCATCGCAACCTTCATCTTTCTGTCATCTTGCGAATACCAAGACTCAAGGCGGCTAGAATCTGCTTCCAAATCCATTCCTAGAAATACGTTGCTCATAGACATACCATAGGCAGCGTTAAAGCCTTCAAGACCTCCTACACCTACTATTTCGATGTTAGTCCCAGGAAAAATTAATCTTAGTGGGTCAAAATCACTTGTGTAGTTGTTCAATTGACCACCCGCAGAAGAAAGACCGTTACCGTTCATCAAAGCCGCAGCAAGTACTCTGAACTTGTCTGTTCCCATGAAGATTTTGAAGTCCCCTTGTGCAACAGCCGCGCTTGGTGTTTCAACGTAAATTCTTTCAATTGCTTCAAGTACGTTTGAAATGCTCAAACCTGTAGTCAAAGGCGTTGGAAAAGAACCTGTAACTGCGTTACAATCTGTGAAAGACGCAGTCGGGATAAGAAGCCCGTCAAACATTCCCAAGTTGCCTACACCTGTAGCAGCGTTACCGCCCCAAATGATTTTTTCAATCTCGTTCTGTACTTTTTCAACCAAGTAGTCAGCGAACTGCTGCTCAAAAGGTATAGTTTCTTGGTGCGTTCCTGAAGGCATTTGAGTTCTTAGGTAAAAACCGTTCAAATCCTTCGGGCAGAACTCCATATTAATCTTCACTTGCTTCGCGTCAATTTCTCGCTGCGTGTAAGTAATGTCGTTGTCCCCTGTTACGTCCCATGCACAGCCTGAACCGTCCTTCATGGTAACGTCAACGTCCATAAGGTTAATCTTTGTCTTGCCCTTTACACCCAATTGAGGCGTGAGCATAGAAGCAGTACGCCCCCCAATCAAACTTTTTGTGATTAGTGGGAAATTTTGCTCGTCAATATAGGCTACTAAGCCTGATGTATCTAATGCCATTTTTTAAGTATTTATTTTGTTAAAGTTTTTTTGCTTCATTCATTACGTTTCGCATCTTTTCAGCCATTTCGTAGTGGTCTGTAGATACAAACGGGTTAGGTACTTTTTTGGTTGGTGCAACCTTTGGCGTTGCTGCCATTTTTTCAATGATGTCTGTAACCAAGCCAACCGCTTCGGTTACCTCGTCAACGTTCTTCTTTGAAGCGAAGGCCGCAGCGTCTATTTCAGATTTAATAAGGTTTGAAACAGCCCCTAATATATCTTCTTTGAAAGCGTCTGCATCAAAAGGTTCTGCTGCATATTCTTCTTCTTTCTTCTTCGCTTCTTCTTCTTCCGTTACTTCTTCTTCAACCTCAGGCTCTAAAACTTCGACTATAATACCACCTTCAGTCCTTACCACTACACCGCTTTCTAGTTCATGTGCTGCGTCAGGTGCTTCGGTAACGTCACCGTTTTCTGTCATAACTCCAACCGTTGCGCCTACTTCAATAGCGGGCTCAATTCTTACGATTGAACCATCTGCTAGCTTCGCGTCTTCAAATGATTCTTTAGTCGCTTCTGTTTCTGAAAACAATAGCTTCTTAATTTCGGGTAACTTCCCCGTTACAAGTTCTGTGATATTCATGAATAGTGCTTTGAAAGTAAATAGAAAATTAATTCAATTGTGCCACTTAGCCATTCATTGAAGAAACAATCGCCTCAATAATTTCGCGGTCTATTGTCATTTCACGGTCTTCATTGAACAGGCCTTCTACAGAGAACCCTTTGAAATCGCCCGATTTTACTTGCTGCCAAACGTCATCATTTTCCACTTTAAACGAACCGAACCAAGACCCTTCAGGTAGTTGCTCATACCCTTTAGGTGTTTGCTTCATGTCATCTATAATAAAAGACTCAAACATAAATACCCCGTCAAGGGCTGTTTCGTGCATCTCATTAACGCTATTGGTGCGCCCTTGCTTCATATATCTATAGACAATTTTGCGTATTGTAGAGGCGTTAAAAACAACGTAGTATTCACGCCCTTCATCGTCCCTTCTGTATATCGGGAAATCAGCCACCATTAACGGCCCTGATATAATTCGTTTTTCTTCGCTCGTTACTTCAAATCTGTACGGTTTTGGTTGGTTTTTAAAGGCCATCCATTCGCGTTCAATCGCGGGGGTGTCTACTAAGGCAACCGCCTCAACGCCCGCTTCTTGATTCTCGTCTATCGTAAGATATATTACAGGTAGTTTGTCATCCATCAATTCCAAATGTTACTTGATTTTCAATTTGTGAAATATTTTGTTGATTGCCCGTCATTTCAGTTTCTATTACAAATGCCTGAATCGGGGCTAGTTGTGCGCCTTGTGTATTTCCTAAGTCTGTGGTGTTGGTGCTTACTTGCTCCATGTTTGGCGCAGTCGCTGAAGCTATAGCGGTTGAAGCGTTAGCGGGGGCGGGTGCTGTTGCCCCTCCCATTGGTGCAGAATTTAAAGTTGTAACGGCTGAAGCTATACCCGCGACCACCGCAGCCACACCTGTAGCCATTGCGATGAGGTTAGCGGGGTAAGGTACACTTTGAGCCTGTGCAATAGCCCCTACAACTGCCTTCGCTGTATCAATTGCTATCTGTGCCACCGCTATAGTTTTTTGAAGCGCAATAGCTGACTTAGACTGTTCCCCGCTAGACGCTATGAGTTGGTCTAAAGATGAAAGCAAACCGCTAGCCGCATCAAAACCCGCTTCCCGTAGTGCCTTCTTTTCTGCCTCCGCGTCTTCAACTGCTTTGGCTTTGTCATCTTCTATTTTTTGTAGTGCGTCAGCAACGGCTTGTTGATGTGCAATATCTTCTTCTGCGTACTTGGCTCGTATCTCATTTTCAAGTCGCATTTTTTCGTCATCCCTAGCCGCTTCTAGTTCGTCTAATTCTTGAAGCAAAACGCCCTGCTCTTGTGCTGCTTGAACCGCAGCAAAAAATTTAGCATCTTCTATATCAAGAACCTTGTCAACTTCCCGTTGTATTTCTTCTTCTTTACTTAAGCCCTCCCTATCAGCTAGGTAGTCATCTAGTAATTTCTGTGCGCTTATCTTAGCTTCTGCAATTTTAAACGCTGCGGCTGCTTCTGCTTCTGCTTCTGCCTGTAGTGCTTCAGTTTGCTCTTTTAGTAGTGCGGTGTTTTCTAGTATTAATGCGTTTGAACTTGTTAGCTGTTCAGACCGTTGCCCTGTTATACGCTCGTTAATTTCTTGAATTGCAACTTTGGCATTTAAAACTTCAACCTGTGCATCTATTGAAGTTGTGTTGACCGATAATTCAAGTTCAGCCAATTCCATTCGTTTATTGGCTAACGCTAATTCCTTTTCGGCTTGGTCATCTAATATCTCACCTAGCTTGGTGTTGGCTGCTTGGCGTTTTTCTATGGTTAGGGATATGTCGTCACGTATCTGTCTTTGAACTTCTGCCTCCTGTAAAGATGTGAGCATCAATAGTTGCTGTTCGGCTTCTGCTAGTTTCACCTCGTTACGCAACTTGATTATTTTGTCGGCTGTTTCTAGTGCCCCATCCCCTGCTGAAGCAACTGCGCTAGTAAAGTTTGTTAGCGCATCATATACGTCAGCTAAGGACATTGAAGACAGTTCAGAAAACGAATCTATGAGGTCGCCAACCGCATTAAATACGTTATTAAAAACAACCTCAATCGTCATATACGCCTTACCTAGCGCGTCAACTATTTTTTGGTTAGAACCTAGTAGTTCTTTTAAAAACGTGAACGCTTCGGTTAACAGAAATATAATTCCCGCAGCCGCAGTAATAGCCTTTAACCCGCCCGCGAATTTCTTTAGACCTTTTACCGCCCCGCTTGCTCCGTTTTTTACGCTCTTGAAACCTTTGCCAACGTTCTCACCAACTTTCTTCCCTTTGGAAGCAATGCCCCCAAGTTTGGTTTCAATTTTTTTTAGCTTACTGTCGGCATCGCCAATTTCAACGTCAACTTCTAGGGCTATTTTGCTGTCTGCCATTATACAATATCAGTTATTCTGTAAAGAACGTCAACTATAATTTCTGAATCCCCTGCGGTTGGGTTGCCCGCGTCAACGAAAACAGCTAAAGCGTCACCTGTTACTATGTTTTTGTTGGTATTGTGTAAGGTGAAAGTACCTTTGCTATCAACCGTTCCTGAAATATCAAATTTAGCTTGGATGTCTGCTGCCGCTGCGCTTGAGGCTTTTAAACCCATATTGATATTGGTAGCGTATGGCGTAGTTGCATACTTTAAATAAGCCGAAGCATTTACAACTTGAATTTCTTTGCCTGTAATTCCCGTTACTATTGTTATCGGTGTGGAGTTTAGGGCTAAAATTTGAGGTACGGTTAGCGTCACTTTCGCCCGCTTTAATTCACCCCCGCCTGTAGCTATTTCAAGGACTCCTGACGTAGTTCTAACGTATAGCCTTTGGTCTGCATCATTCAAATACAGTTCGCCTATGTAAACGTCATTGACGCTCCACGTGCCGTCCGTGTGGTCGGTGCTTGGTGCTACTGTTGGAACTGCGCCAATAACTGTTGAACGCTTTAGTCGTATTCTTGAATCTTGTGTTGCCATTTAATTGCCTTCTATGATATAAATAGATGTTTCGCTGAATTGTGCCTGAACTGTGTTTAGCCCCCCATCGACTGTGAAGATATTTGTGCCCCCGCCTATAGGTCTAACGGTGTTCAAACCACCATCAACCACCGAACGGGAAACCTCTTGCTCATTGTTTATGTATGTAACCCCCGATTCAGTTACCGTGACCCCGTTTGTGTTTATTAGCCTAACCCTAGTGACCCCATCTTCAATTGTGTTATCGCTGCCAATAATGGTAATGTCTTCGCTTCCTTTTTTTACTCGGTTTCTGTTGCCCTGCACCATAAAAGAAGTGACCCCATCTTCAACGGTGTTATTAGTGCCGCGAACAAAGCCCCCAAATAAAGGTGAAGAATTTCCGTTTTTCTTGCCTCGTTTAGTTATGGGTCTTATTGGGTCGGCAACCCCACCACCCCCACCAATAGGAGTAGTTTCAAATTTTAGCGGTTCTTTAGTTATGACCTTAATTAGTTCAACTTTGGTTAGGCTTTCATCAAAAGGGTTGTAATTCATGACCTTGTTAATTCGCCAATAGCTGTTATCTATTACAATTTGGTCACTAAAGTCAAGTTGATGTATGTCTAACGGCTCTAAATACAAATAGGCTGTAAGTAGTTTACTGTCTTTGTTTGTGGCCTCTAGAAGCCCCCTTCTATGGTATCGGTTAAACAGGTTGTCATTAGTATATTGAAGCGTCCCCGTGTAGCTGTTTTGTGAATAAAATAGTTCGTTTGGTATGCCGAAATTTATATCCTGTGCGGGTGCTAGGGGGTGCGTAAGGTGGCCCGCATAAGGGTATTGCAACGGGTACAACCAATCATCTAACATAGAGGCATGAATCCACTTAGGGTCTGAGTCTATTAAACCCCCATAGTATAGCACCCGAACATTGAAGTCTGTAGGTTGTGCACCTTCTTCAATATCGCTGTCATATATCTTACCAATTATCCTGTTGCTTGGGTTGTCATTGACCAACGGTGTAGGGCTGAAAGTGATTTCAGTTTTGTTGGTGTTGTTTAAAAAGTCGTTGTCAATATCGACGCGCGCCCGACCGTATGCGTGACCGTGTGCATCTTGATAACGTTCGTTGTAATAGTCTGAATCTTCGCTATAGGTGTACTCGTATTCATTGGCGGTTAATAGTGCCAACGGCTCAAGGGTCAATTCTTTGCTGTGGTCTACTTTGTGCGTCCAATCTTTTACCGTGCCCCCCTCGTAGAAGTCGTCACGGGTTTCAATAATTAAATTCCTGTTGTTGTTGGGGTCTGTAGATACATACAGGTTGAACATATTAATGACCGACAATAAAAGGTCTGACATTGCTACTTCAGGTATGTTTTCATTGAAGCTATAAGGTGCAGAATCTACTACATTAGCCCCCACAGTTTGCTCATTTGAAAAAGACCCACTAACTACTAACCAAAGGTCATACTGTTGCCCGCTAGTATTTTCATAGAAAGCAATTTGAGGGCTAAATCCTGTAGCATTTTCTCCATCTGTAGACTGTGGAAAATGTACTGCCATAAAAATGACATCCCCATCTAAGCACTCAACCGCTTCAGCTATAACCTCAACTGATTCTTGCCCGTAGGCAAAAGTTGGCCCTGTGAATTGGTTAATACTTATTGAAATATCTTCTTCGTGTATTGTGCTAACGTCCCAACCACCTGACGGGTTTGCCCTTCTTCTGTGGTATTTTATCTGACCGTTTAAAGATTCTCCTTGAGTAAGTCCGTAGTCATCTAGAACAGATTGAACTAATGCCGCCCACCCGTCTGCTTGGTTTCCAAGTAATTGTTCACGCCATGTAAACTTTAGATTGCTTTTTAAGTCATATGTTCCCGCAGTTTCTTCATTAACCCTAAACGAATAACTACCTGAATCTAAAGTTGTCCAACCATACGAGCCAACTGAAGTGTCAGGGTAAACTGTAGGATTAACCCAATAGTTACCAAAATTGGTATAAGTTCCGTTGTCAAAATTCCCATCTGTTGAGTCATTAGAAAAGCACAATAAAGCCATGCCCGTAAGGTTTGAACCTATACGTGAGTCGTTGCCAATCTCTAAAGGTATCCAACTACTAATGCCCCCGCCTGTGTTAAATACTCCACGAATTAAAACTTGCTCATTATTTAAAGATTCAAACAATGTACCAAAAGACGGCACAGACGCTTTAAAAAGTTTTTTGGGGTCTATCTTCGCTTTTGAAGTAATAGGCACTATGAGCCTTTTAAAGAAAGCCGAAGACAAAAAACTACTTGAGTAGGTAAACCCTGCAAAAGTAAATATTCGGTCTACAATTTCTTTTAAGTAAAATGCGGGCTTAAAGTCGGTTACAAAGTATTTACGCCACCCGTCAGGATTATAGCCAACAAACTCACCATAGTCTAGCATAGGGTAGACATAACCTGAACCATAGGTAGCCGTCCAACTTGCTTGTTGGTTTGCTTGGGTGTAGTCATGGTCTAGGTCGCTGAAGTCCACATATTGAACATTGGTTTGGGTAGCCTCGTTAAATTCAAAGCCGTTTAGCTGCTTATCCCCTAGCACCCCAAAGATGTCAACCAACCTACCGACAAAAACCACCTCATAGATATAATCGCTTTTCACGCGCTTTATCTTCCTTAACTGTAGGCTACCATTCATGACCTCGATACCGTCAGCCTGAACGCTTGCAGACGCCTTCTTGTTAGGGTTGAAGTTTACGTCTATGTTGGGTTGTGAAGGGTCGTTTATATTCGATATGTTGAAGTCGTATATCTGACCAAATATTTCGTCATTGTTTTGCGTTGCGGGACATTGAATTGTCTTGCTGTAGCTTGTGCTTCTTTTTTCAGGGTGTCGTATGTCTGCAATACTGTAATTGAATGAGAAATTAAACCCCGCAAATACGTCTAGTTTCTTGCCTTCTATGTAAACCTCAGCCACGTTGTCGCATATTTTTAAGTGAATACTCTAGGTCAAAAGTGTATTGCATCAACTTGTCGTTCAGGCTCGTTTTCCTTTTTATTGAACCCCCGTCTATGTTAACCGCAACAAGTTCATTGTTTATTTCCTTGTAAATTTCAGGTGAAGTGAACAAACTTTCCATCCAATCGCTTTCGGTTTCGGTTAGGTAGTTAGTATTCACCTTTATTTTCTTGGTTAATCGGGTGTCATATTGTGTGCGTCCCCTGCTTGCTTTTGTGTACTCCCAAGCATTACCCGTGAAGGTGTGTTCTTGTTGGTCATATTGCTTTCTTTTTACCCTTGTGTTCTCTTCGCTCTTCAGGTCAAAATTAAACGCATCAAAACCGCCTAGCCTGTTCATCCAATGTAGCCTGACGGGTGTATATTTTGAGCAGTTTCTGTCTATATTGAAAGTGACCCTTTCGCTTATCGGGAATGAAGTGTCCCATAATTTAATGGAGTAGCTTTTAACGTTGTTCAATACGGTCGCGGGGCTTCCACTTGAATATTGTGACGGGTTGGTTAGTGGTATGTCATAAGTACCTACAGGCACACGCAGAAACCGTTTAGTATACCCCGCTGTCATAGCGGCTGCATAGGGGTTTGACACCAAGATGTTACTTAGCTGTGAGCCTGTTGCGTTGTAGCCTGAATAAGTAGTGAGATAGTAGCCGTTTGGGGCGTTGTCTTCTGTGCCTATGAAGTACAAGAAGGCAGACTGACCCGTATTTATGTCCCTGAACTCCGTAGACGTAGGCCCGTCTGTTAGCCACTTGTGAGCCCCTACACCTGTGTCCATTAAATAGTCTGAAGGCGTAAAGTCTAGCCAATCAATATTGTCTTGCACCCCATTCCATACGCTTTTCAATGCGTAGAAATGTCCTAACCCTTGAACCTCGTATGCTCCATCGCTGTTCACATCTTCTTCCTGTATTAGTAAGGCGTATTCAAAATGGCTGTTAACGTTTGGGGCGTACCCTAAATGGTTTGCTGTAGGTATTGCAATGTCATGACCTAGCTTGCTTTGAAGTATTCTTGAGACGTCCACAAAAGCCCTGTGGTCACCTCCAAATTCCGAAGGTGTTGGGTAGACCCTTACTGTAGCAATCGGGGTCAATGAGCCGTTAGGAAGCACGCTGACTTTGAACCGTTTTGTAGGTGTTGAAATACCCGCCCGAAATACATAAACATTGTCATTGTATGCTAGTTGATATTCTTGGGGTTGGTCATAAGTTACTATTGCCATGTTACTTGTTTAAACGTTTAGTCATTTTAGAGAATGTTATAGCGACATCTTCTTTCACCGCTTGTTCAATATCGCTTTCAATTGTGCTGCTTACTTCTTTCACGGCCTTAGTAAAAAACTTCTTCGGCTTGATACCGAATAGCTTTCTATTTCTAGCAATGGCAAAGGCTAGCCCGTCAATTTCGCTGTCGGTCATATCTTCATCCATACCCGTGAGTTTCATTGCCACGTTTCGGTAACTAAGCCACTTCTTTATAGAGTCAACGGGCGGTTGTTTTGTGAACTTGAACGGGGTATCGTATTTGACCTTTGTGCCACTAACCCCCTTGTCAATATAATCGCCATAGTCAAGCATGGTAATGAACATCTTGTAGGTCTTACCAAACAATTGAATCTTAGGTTGAACGCCTATTTTTAAACTATCCCCTAACTTACCTGAAGCAAAGATGTCTTGCTTTTGTAAGTTCTTTTGAGCCGCAGAAACATACTTTGCCCTGTATTCGTTTAGGGTGTCAATTAATTTTTCGTGCGCCATTTTGTTTTGCTTGTTGGTATTCGTTTGCCTGTTTTGCCTTTTGAAATGCTATTAAGTTTAAAAACTCCCGAAGCCCTAATTCAAAAAAGTAGTTCCATTTGGTTGCGTCATTATTGCTCAAGTTGTTTACAATATTCAGCCAACCGTATCGGCTTTCAAATGTGCTAACTGATTTTCCGCTTTGGCTTTTATCACCTCTAATTTTTTCACCGAATACTCCAATATATGACTTGTGGACTTGAGATAATTGGCTAAAAAAAAAGCGGACAAAGGCTGAACAATTGACATCGGTACTTCTAGCATTTCTTTTGCTACTTCGCTATGGTTCTTGCTTTTGTACTTGACCCGCTTCCACCCGTACCATTTTTTTTCATAAGGCACACAAAAGACAGCCATTAATTCATGAAGATTATCCATGACCTTGTCGGGGTCTTTAAGTAAGTGCATAAGTGTAATGTATTGCCCACCGTTGAAATCATAGACATCTGAAAACACTCGGTACTTTTTACCCTTGCAGAAAAACTTTTTGACCTTCTTCTGTTGTAATGGCTTGGTTAAAAAACTTAGAGCCTTCACGCATTTTGCGTATGTGGTTAAACTAAACTTTTCGATATACTCAATATCCTGACCCGTTACGATACTTATGATAGCCATATTTTTATCATACTCTTCAGCATCTTCATTAAGCACGGATTGAATTGCTTGGTATTCGGCAATGGTTACGCCTGACCAATCTGTAGGTATGTTAATCTTCATCTTATTAGTAAATAGAAAACTGTTTATTTTGTATCTAAGCAAAGTTATCCAACAGGCAGAAATTTACCTCAGGTTTTCGCGCTTGGTCGTCACAGGTGTCTATGGGTCTACCGTTAGCTTCAGCCTCAGTTTTTATGACCTCCACGTTTTTCAGATTGTGTTGGTGCAATAGGTGGTCATGCCTCCCGCCCCTGCTAGCTGTGAGAATTAAGTTAGTCGGTATTTCGTCAAGCCTGTTCACCCAATAGGTTAGGCTCTTAGTGTACGCCCAAAACTCAACTTCAGGATTATCCCTGCATATCTGAAGCCATGTATCAAAATACGCCTGAGAATAAAAGTCACCGCTCATGTGTATTCGCACCGCTTTAGCTTTAGGAGGCAATACGGGCACACCTCCTTGCCTCAAATAGTCAAAGTTAGTCCACCTGTGCCCCCTGACCGCAGGGAAGCGTTCAGCGCTTGCTGAATAGCATCTATAGGCTTTGCTTTTATTGTTAAACTTTCCCGTATGCCTGTCAACTTTAACTAGGCACTCTGAAGCAAAAGGACAGGTGAAGCCGCTTGGTAGATTCCATTCGTAAACTACACCCTCATAGTATTTCGTTTTTCTTATGAATTTCATGTGTACAAAATAAGCCAAAAAAAAAGCCCCCTAAATGGAGGCCTTCAATTTGTTTGCTGTTGGTTGGTTTACGATGGGTCAAAGTAATTATCAAACTCCGCTTCATATCCCTTGCTTTGTATTTCTTCACAAAGTTCTGTAAGGCTTTCGGTGTCAAAAAATCTTCCTGCCTTGCCTTGTATATTTACGCTAGACAGCCATTTGTTAAATGACACCCAACTGTGCTTTTTGTAGTACGTTTCATTTTCGTGAATATACGCACCGTAGAAATGCCCGCAATCTGTGTATGTTATTTGTACTTTTTCCATTGTGTTTGTTATCGGGTTAGCTTTTGCGCTAGTTTTACGTCATTAAATAATTCCTGCATTTCAATTAATTGCTCTTTATGGTAAGCCTCTACCCTTTCGTTCATTTCAATAAATGCTTCGGGTGTTAGCTGTTGTTCTTTGGTAAATTTAACCGCCTTCAACGCTGCTAGCTTTGTAGCTGTCTTTTTGCTAGGTGCGTAGTCAAATGCTATTTGTGCAGTTTCTAACCTGTCTAAATGCTGTGTGTATTCTTTGGTGTACTTCATGTTTCTGTGTTTGTTCCCGACAAAGATATAAAAGTTTTGTTACCACAACTATTTATATGAAAAAAAATTATCGTATCACATATTTCCCTGAATTGGTGTTTAGTTTTTCCATTGCTACATAGCGCAGGGCGTCCATTGCGTGATTGTTTGCATCTTCAGGAACGTTGGTTGCTTGGTTGGTTTTGAAGTCGCGCTTCCAAGCATACGACTTGAGTTCTCGTATCACGTTTACTGAATCGCGGTGTACCATTATTTGAACGCTCTTTAGTTTGTCAATACCCGAACGTATAGAATCAGCCCCCTTCTTCACGCCCCTTATCCTGAAGCCCGCCCGTCTTATTTCTTCAATTGACTTTGGTTCTGCGCTGTCTGCTATTATTTCATCTGAACCCTTTAGACCACACCTTCGGGCAATGTCTGTATTCATAAGGTCGGTTTCATATATTAATTCCCTGACCCATAGCTTACCGTCATTGAACAGAACTTCTACCAATGCAGTCGGGTCGTGCGTAAACCCGAAATCAAGACCCCATGCACGCCACTTGAAACCTGTAGGCCAATCGCTTGTTTCTTTCCAATTGGTTATGACCGCCCCTTCCCTACGGCTTCGCTTCCCAAGACCGTACACTTTCCATTTGAAATCATCCGCAGTACCCTTTGCGATGTTGTCGGGTGTAGGCTTATACGATAATATCTTCTTTCTGATGTGCGGTTCTAGAAAAGTATTGTGTAGCATAGTCGAATGTATATAGACCACGTCAGGACGCTTTAAAACGTTGTCATATATCCAATGCTCGTCAGTTGACGGGTTGTAGTCAAGAATCCATTTGCCTTTGCACCGTTGCTCAAGTTGGTCAAAATCGTCTTTACTTGTTTCAATGGCTTCATTTAGCCAAAAGAAATCAGTTTCGATACCGTGCAACTTCTGTGAATCATCTAGCCCGTAGAACGCATAAGAAGACCCGTGATGCCTATATATTAATTCGGTTTTATTGAAGTCATCGGGATTCCATTGTTCAAGTGAGGTAAATACCTTTTTGAACGTATCTAGCACGGTTGGCTTTATCCATGTCCTACGCAGTCGGGCAATGGCAAACTGTTTAGGGCTTTGCGCTCCCATAACGTACAGGGCTTGACATATTGACCAAGTTTTGCTAGACCGTGAGCCTCCCTCAAGGACAACCCCTCTTATGTTTGGGTCATTAAGTGCAGACCATAATTCATCAAATACTTCAGTACCATTAATCCTCATGGTCTTTGCGGTGAATTACAATTTCAATTTCACGGGGTGCGCCACCGTTTACGGTTTGGTCAATCTCTTCCTTCGGCTTACCGTACACCCTATCAAATAGAACGTCCAATATATGTATTGAACCACGCCTGAAATCGCGCTGTGCCTTGTTCGCTATTAGTGCAATCCAAAAAGGTAGTTCATCGTTCTTGGCTAGTTCAACTAATTCGTTACGGGTCTTACCTAGAATGTTCTTAATTATATCTTGAACCTGACCTTTGGATAGCTTCAAGTTATGTTCCTCTAGGAAGTGTGCCTTTAGCACCGTTTCAATGTTTTTCGGTCTGCCTTTCGGGTTGCCGCTCACGCCTTTTTTGAATTGGTGTGGCTCTATGTTCTCAGGTTTTGGCATCGCTGTTCTGTCCTTGTTATTTAGGTTTCCAAGCCTTACTAAATTCTTTGTCTTTGAATACTTCGCTCTTAGGTATTCCCGCTTTAAATAGCAGCCTCGTCACTTCTTCTTTTTCCATGCCTAACCGCTTCATTATCTCGCTACCCTCCAAACCGTTTTCAACCATCTCGGTAACTATGTTGCTCATCTCTAGAACTCCATGCGTACCCCTTGCCCTGTTGTGACGTATGGTTGCCATTTGCTGTTGGCTTTTATCTTTTGGGGTCACCATTACAGTAGGAACTTTACCGTCTGTCAGGCTGTGTATTTCCTTATGACCTGAAACCGTCCACCTGTGGAAACCGTCAACTATTGTATTGTCGGGGTTTATGACAATTGGTTGCGTCCATCCGTCTTCCATAATGCTAATTTTTAATAGCTTTAATTCAGCGGGCGCGACCTTATTAGGGTTGTAACCGTTTGGTTTTAGTTCGTCCCTGTGAAGCCACTTAATTGAGTTTAACGGCTGTGCTTTTAGTTTATCTTTTTCCAAAACGTTTCATTTTATATTGTTCCGAACCAAATTTCATAATCGCTTCATCAAATGATTTAATGCCTAATTTCTGTTGTTTATTCACCGCAGCGTTTTCTAAGGTTGGTGCTGTCCTACCTTTAAAGTCACCTTTGATAATTAGCTTACATAAGAACGCCCAACCCGTACCCGTTAGCGGGTGTACGTCATCGTCAGGTATTGGGTCTTTTGTCTTTTGAAAGTGTCTTCGTATAATGTCATTGATGTTTTTCTTGACCGTATTTGAGTTTACTGTGTCATAGCTTTCAAGTAGCATTTCAGCCCACTTCTTATAAGTCGCATCTTCAGGCTTTTCAATTTTACCATAACCATAAATATCAGTATTTGCATACCGCCACGCAGTCGCAACCCCGTCAACCCTGTTTAGCATCTTGTGCCACATTTCAGGAAAACATTCAGCGTACATCCATAAGCCTCTAAGCGGTTCTTCACCAAAAGGCGGACAAACCCTTTGCGCTAAGAAGCGATTGTGCAACCCTGTTTGGTTCATTACGTCATAGGTCTTGTTGTAGTCCCAATCAAATTTAGTTACTGCTAGCCATACGTCTTCACTTGACCAATCATATATAGGGTGAGCGTGTGCAACGTGACCTTCCCTAGCAATGTAATTGTCATTCTTCTTAACAGCTACAGCCTTCATTCTTCTAAATGACTCCTGTGTTCTAACGCCTGTCATGATAACCGTAGTACCTACAGAACGGTCAGGCAATAAGGAACTAAATTCTTGAAAGGACATACCCTTCTTAAACTTCTTGTGTTCTGTTATTAGGCTATCACTTTCAGGTAGTTCGCGCACCCATAAGTCACGTTTTTCTTTGTCCCAACAATACCAAAACGGTTCTTCATTTGAACAGGCGTTTCTGTGTTTAAATTCAAGACAATACCAATTAAATTGAACTCCTTTTTGATTAGCAACCCGATAAGCATATTCAATAGTTGGGGGGTGTATTGCTTCTTCATCAAAAAAGTTCACAATGACTTCTTTGTTTAATTCGGCTGCAACTTCAATAGTCAAATTCAATACTACCGTACTGTCCTTTCCTGCAGAAAAGTTAACCACTACATTATCAAAAGACTCGTATAGGTATTTGATTCTATTTTTAGATTCAATATATACGTTCTCTTCTATGTATTCTTTCTGCCTTGCCCTACTCATTTTGTTCTTATTGCCTCGTCATGCTTTGCGGACACACCGTCTATCATAGTTCGGTTAATCATTGGGTGCTCAGTATCAGTAGCCCCAAAATCACTATCAGGATGAAACGCAATTACATCCATTGAACTTTCGTATGTGTTGAAACTGTGTTGACCCGCAGGGTGCATCTTACCGTCTTCACCTTTTACAAACCCTGTTTCTTCATTGTATTCTTTTATTACGAATATCATACCCGCCTTCAAGTCTAACTTACCAAAAGGCGTCACACATTCTCCATGACCTTTTGCAACTATGCCTATCCTATGTGATGGGTGCGTGTGTTGCGTTTGTGTTATGTTGCTAGGAAAGTGCAAATGATTTAAGCACGGGTCACCTAATTTTACAGGCGGTATAAGTAGGCTATCTGTGCAGCCGTCTATATACTTTAAACGACCCTTTTCTTCAATAGAACCTCCAAACAAATTGTAGGCTTTGTAGTTTGTTTCAGGGTACGTTCCTGAATTGTGATATACTTCTATTAGAATAAACTTAGAACCGCTAGTTTGGCAAGTTGTTAGTTCGCCTGTGCAACTAAAGAACATTCCTTCAGTTAGCGTTTGAGGTGCTTGGCCTGTATTGTTTAGAATTATCACGCCTTTATACACATAGCCGTAGTAACTACAGTCTTTAGATGTTCTAGGTAATTCACCGTCAATTACATTGTAGTATTTAATCGGGCTTAATTTGTGCGCTCTGTCATCAAATATCAATCCGTTATGTGAATTGTCAAAAGATATGAAGGCTGCGTTTTCTTGAATTTTCATTTGTCTTTGTTATATACTCTAAGTATTTCCATTAATGAGTCCTCAAGTTTTTCAAACAGGAAGTTCTTTTTAATTTGATTTAAAGCCTCCACAAGTTTCAACTTGTTTTCGTGTAGCATGACCATCTCAAAGACACTATAACCATCGTCAGACGCTTTAGGACTGCTTCCTGAGCCTTGCTCTTCATCTTCTGTAACGTTAAACATATCATCTTCACCTGTCCAAACTTCAAGACCCCAACTTGTCAACTCAGTTGCATCCCATGTATTAGCTAGGTCATCCCATTCCCACTCACCAAAGTTGACGTTGTCTTTAATTACAAATTCATTCTGTTTTTCCTGTGACCAATCGACTACTTCAACAGGGGCTTCTTTCCACCCTGCTTCAGTCATTGCCCTTAGTCGCATATTGCCACCAAGAACAACCATATCTTTGTTGACTACAATAGGCCGAACCTTTGCCATTTCAGGAAAGTCTTTAAGCGACTTGACTAACTTCTCAAACCTTCGGTCTTTTATGACTCTAGGGTTGTTTGGGTTGGGCTTTAGTTTAGCTATTAGTGTACTCTTCATCTTTGTAATTTATTAGGGCTTCAGTTGGGGTTTTGCCTTTCGCTTTTTTGCATGGTTCACCTATCCAATACGAAACCGCATCTTCACGGGTAAAACAGTACCACCAACCATCATAGATGTTATGCGTTAAATATAGGCCGTAGTCGGTCATTTCTTTTTACGCTTCGGCTTTGCATCCTCATACCATTGAAGCATGATTCTAGCCATTGTCTGTGAACTTCTTCCACAGGTGAAACACACACTCCCTTTTGGTTGAATGTATGTGTAGGCGGCTTGGTATTCCTTTTGTTCGCTGCGGGTCATTCTACCGAAATTCACATTCCCTGCAAACCGTTCTAATTGTTCGCGGTTTTCTTTTATGAAATGCAATACTTCTTTCTTGGTCATATTAATTCAAATTTGTATATAAGCCTTTCAAGTAGTAAAGCAATTGAAGCGGTATAAAGCGCAGGCATAATACCACCGCAACAGAAGCCAATTATCAACCCCATCCACCAACTAAGGCACATAGGACAATCAAGAGGCTTCAGCCCAACGTGTTCAGGTATATTAAAAAGCCCTTTTATAGCAAGGTCAATCATTAGAATTTCTACGAATATCAGTGAAAGTACTGCCGCCAATAGCGCGTTTAATATGATGGTCGATATAATCATTTTTCAGGTTGTTTAGTGTTTTTCTTACTGTGTTTCCAATTGATTTGAAAGGTATTGAGGTTAACGCTGCAACCTTCCTGTAGCTACCGTGTTCAATCCATAGCTTCACAATGTCTGCGTCATACCAATGGTAGTCTTCTAGTAGGTTTTCTATTAGCTGTATGTCGGCTTCCTTTTCATAGTCATAGAAATCTTCATCTACTACGGTCGGGAGTGGTGTATCTCTGTCAAATAGCCCGTATTTGGTGGCAAAAGTTGAACGGGGTGACGTCCCCATGTTCATCATGGTTCTAATGACATACCAACGCAAGTACCCGCCTTCATTTATTTCGTGCCATTTGTCTTCAGGCATCTCTAACAACAGCAACGCCACTTCTTGAATTAAGTCGTCAGCGTGCTTCGCGGTTAGCTTTACGGCTAATTCGTTTAGGCTTTCATCTGAAATTAAATCAATAACGGCTTTACTTCTCACGCATACAAATAGGCTATTAATAGCGAAGATAGCAGCATAAGTGCCACCAAAGATATTAACAACCTGTTAAGCATAACGGTCATCTTGTGGCCTCGTTCCTTTGCTAAGTCTTGGTCGGGGTGTATGTTCATAAGTTTCAGTTTAATGTCTTGCATAATCATCACTTCATCTTCATCCTCATACCTGTACTCAGTCATAGTTATTGCCCTAAGAATTAAGGCTGCTTCTTTCTTTGTCATCTTCTTTGTTTTGGTTTACTATTTTATATCCTAACTTATGTAAATCTTCAATTAAATAACAAGTCATTGTAGTTTTAGGTGTTTTCTCAAAAAACTCATAACCTCTCTCTTTTATTATGTGAAGCAATACGTTTTGTTCTTCTGCGTCTTCATCTCCGAATAATTGTTCTATTTTACTCATCTTCTTTGTTTTGGTTTAATGTTCTCAAGTCTATCAATGGATGTTAATATGGCGTCTAACTTCTTGACCATCTTTTCAGCCGTTAGCTTGTGCCCGTTTAGCTTGACAATTTTGCTGCTCATTTGACCACCTGTAATTCAGTTTTCACGCTCATTAGTTTATACAGTTTATCCTTTACCCTAACCCAACAAGACCCCTGCGGGTATTTGGTGTAGTATGACATAACCGCGTCTGTAATGTGTACGCCTTCAGGAATCTTAGCAAAGAATGTTTTTTCGCCTTCTTCAGTTTCTATGTAGTACTTCATCTTATTTCCTAATACGTCTTTCACCAATGCATTTTTTTTAATCTACTAGCTAATTGTGAACTTTCGTTTCAGGTGTACCTGCATAACAGCCCTGTCAAGATGGGACTGCTCAACTTTTCGCTTCACAGTTTTCCCGCCTTGAAATAATGTAGGCAACGTTCGCAAGTATTCAACTGCCATGCTTTTGACCTCCCGTTCATCTTCGTGCGTTACTAGCAGTTCACCTTTGTCCTGTGCGTATTTACGGGCGTGACTGTACGCCCAACCGTAAGGTGGTAACTTGTTACCGTTTTCTAAATACCATCGCTCAAGACCCTCGTAATAGGCTCGTTCCTTTCCGTCAATTCCTGTAAACTGTGAAAGTATGGGTGCGCTTTGGTGGTCGGGTTGTACGGGTTCAGGGCGTGCCCTTAGTTCTTGACGCTTCTTTTTGTAGCCTTGCAGCACAGCACCCCACCAACCTGTTGAAAGGCGTTGTATTTTCATTATGTCCCTAGTTGGTTCAATGCGACCGCTATACGACCCCCGAACCGCCTCAATTAATTCGAGGGGTGTAACTGTTTTAAATTCCTTCTTAAAGAAATCTATCAAAACAATTTTCTGCGCTGTTTCTAGAGGCGTTGCTGATATATATGCCGCCACTTGGTCAAGGGCGTCCCCGTAGTCCTTAGAAGTTGATGTCGTTAAGTTGCTCATTCACGTTGTTTTTAAGGTTGTACATGGCTTGGTCAATTGGTGTAGGCTTCTTTTTGTCTTTTATATCGAATACACCTTTCCACCCGTTTTCAATTGACTGCTCAAGCATTAAGATAGCGTTTTGTTTGTCTTCTTTTTCCAAGCGGTTCACCATTTTGGTAATTGCTAGGTCAGTCATTTTAGACTTTATCTGTTTTCTGTGTTTCATAAACTCCAAAAAAGCCTCGTTTAGTTCAGGGTCGTTGAAGTATTTGTTTCTTACAGTTACATTAACATTAGCATTAACATTAACATTATCATTAACAGCTACGTTTGCTTTGCTTTTCTTAGCATTGCTACGTTTTGCTAGTCCTCCCTTGCGTCCCGCTTCTGCTCTGTTGCTTCGCTTAGTTTGCCACCTGTCTAAATCTCGCTTCAATTGCTGTTTAATTGGCTCAAAACAGACTTCAATTAGCAGGTTGTCCGTTACGGGGTCTTTGTCGTTAACGTACCTTAGAACGTGTTTAAATAATTCCCCTGCACTCGTATCATCCAACTTTTCAACCGTATGTATTAAGTCGGCATACAGTACAAAACTTTTTTTGTCTTCCATGTTTGTGTGTGTTTATTCTTGGTTCACTTCTAAATATAAAGCATCTTTTTTTATCCAACTTAATTCCTCTAGTTCAAAATGCCATTCTGCACGATACCCGAAATGATTCAACATTACCATTACGTCACCCCGCAACGTGCTATCAAATTGAATCCAATCATCCATTTGTTTGAGGGCGTGTACCACAGTAGAATGATGTCGGTTAAATATTGCTCCAATGCTTTGAAGTGTTAAGTTGTTTGGTATTACTTGCTTTTTGATTGTCCAAAAAACACAATACCGAAGCGTTTTCAATTTGTGTATTCTTGAACCACCTTCGGCATCTGCTCGGTCTACTTCATAATAGTTGCACCAATATTCAATGATGTCTTCTATTTTCTTTGCTTTTTCTTTGCTTTGAATCTCAATATCTCGCACCCTGTGAATTATTACCGCTTCTTCTATTTCATCTAGAATTGGCTTGTGTTTTTCAATTATTGAATTGTACAAATCGCTGTTAGTTAAGTTCATTTAATTTTAGTTTAAAAGTGTTTATTAATTCAATTAGGTCTTGGTCTGTATATTTTACTGTCTTGTTACTTTTTCTAAGTATTTCTTCTGCTTTTCCTACGTAGTGCTTTTGGTCTATGTAAATTGAAAACTTGTATTGCTCACCTTGCTTAAACATATTGCACCCGATACATTGCGCCCCGCAGTTGTCTTCGTCCCATCGCGTAGCGTATTTTGACCTACTAATGAAATGCCCGTTTTGCATCTGTTTAATAGGCTTTTGAACGCCACAGGTTACGCATATACAAGAACCGTATTTTG